AAGTGCTGATCCGTGGTGTCCTGCCTGATTAAGCAACTCCCGTTCTCTTTGAGCTTTTGTACTACTTCTTCTTGTGTCATGGCTATTGCGTTTTGTTCTACAAACAAAGGTAATACAGTTTTGTGGGCGTGACCAAATTAAGACCAAAAAAAATTTAAATTTTTTTCATAGCTCGCTTGTGCCGGGAATTTTGCGCTAAAAAATTTTTAGAAAGATCGGGCTATCGTAACCCTTACACCCCCGGGAGAGGCCCCGGAAAATTCGTAACCCCCGCCAAAGTACCAATCTCCCTTACGGTAAAGCGCCCCGGGCTGAATTGACCGGGGGCCTCCGGTAACGTGGAGGAGGAACTTGGGCTGTTTGGTAACAGTATTAGTGATCACTTCTTTATCGTACCTGACCTCTGCATCTAAAGCCACACTATCAAGCCTATTCCTGAACACCTCGGCCTTTAGGTGGGCCGTGTAATGGCTATCCTTAAATGTGCGGCTGTAAAAGCGCTTTCTCAGGTAATCTTTGACAAGGGCGGGGGTATCTATCTTCGTGGTGTCAATGTACTTTATGCTGCTTACTGTGTCCGTTAGTATCACGCTATCTGGCTCAGGGCTACTCCATTGAATTGTCAGGGGCTTAACTTTAGGGATAACCCGGATGGCCTTAGTGGTGTCCGTTTGTCCTGTGCGCCCTCCTGAACAGCCCTCCTGAAACCCGAAAAAGGCTAAAAGCGCAATTCCTATGATAGCTAATAGCCTGAGCGCATCGTATCTGTCAAACTCGAGCTTCATTTCCAACGTGCTACTTTATAGACGGTTCGTGCGGGCCTGCGCTTACGATAAACACCGTCCCCTTCTCTGGCCCCGGCCTTGTTTGTGTTGCCCTCAATGGTGATGTAATAGCCGTCCCGGGCCTCTTCAATTAGGCCAACGTGGGCAATACGCTCCTTAGTGCTGAAATAGATCCCGAAAACGTCCCCCGGTTGGGCCGGGATGCCTTCTACAACTCCCCGCTTCAGGATAACCCGTTCTTCAGGAAACCATGCGGGGCTCCAAGCCTTCTTATCATCCGGGGTGGGGCGGCCTGTTAGCTCATGTAAGTAGTTTACCCATGCAGCACACCAAGGATAGCCGCCTCCTAAGCCCGTACTCCGGAGGAACTTTTCAACTTGCTTACCCCGGTTGTTGCCCTTTTCTGTAATCCCTATGTGATCCCGGGCCTTCTCTGTTATAGTAAAGCTAAGACAAGCAGGGCCTGTAAGAAGCACAAGGACAAGAGCAAGGTAAATGCGGCTTTGACTTTTTGCCATGTTCCTAACTTGTCGAAGTTGTGACTGATACGCTCATCTAAGAACCTGTAAATAGCAGGGAAGCGTAAGTAGATCACGCCCCAAGCTGTGCTGAAAAAGGTAATGAGGCCTATTATGCTGTAAACAAAGGCCATTAGCACTCCCGCATCAAAAATAGCTGCGGTTGGGCTAAACGCCCGGATTGCAGGGGCTATTAGAAACCATAATGCTAAGGCAACGCCTATTAGAACTAATTCGGAAAAGCGCCTGAGCTTACTCATGATTACCTGAATTTGTTTTACCTGACTTCTGAGCATTGGAGCCCTCAACCCACAACTTTCTAAAGCGGGCTAAGTAATACAGGCCCCCGCATATAATAAAGAAAGCAACGGGTATCTTTATGATAAGCCCGTCATCCTCTAAGACGTTACTCACAAAAGTCCCGATATAGAGCATAATGCTTCCAGCCGTATAAAAGACTCCCTCAACTACCTGCAAAGTAGAAACAATTTCCTTGCTCAAATTCATACCGTCTTTGTTAGGACTGAAAGCTCCACTCGTACCCATACGCCCCGTCTTTTACCAATACAGTTGTGGTATTACCCTGAATTGGTGTTGGTGAAGCAAGGTTAGGAAGCTCCCCGGCTAAAACATTAAAGTTCATTGCAGCCATGCTTACCGCTAAACTTTCTGTCACGTTCGGGTTCCCAATGCTGAAGTCATCAAAGTAGCGCCTACCAATAATTTGCTCCTGAAAGTCTAAGTTGTAGTATTCAGGGGCCATTAGGATATGCCTTGCTTTACCGATCATATCCTCGTTCCTCCGGGCTGATATTTCGCTTGCATCGTTCTTTGAAGTGCTCTGCCCCTTATGGTAGAACTCCAGTTGGTAAGTGTATAAACCAAGCTGGTGCTTAGGGCTTTCGTTCTGATAGGAGGCCCTGTCAGTTGTGACGTTTATAGCCGGGATGTTGTGATGGTTTAGGTTGATAAAGCGGTTGATATATACCTCCGGGGCCTTAAAGTTGCTATCTAACTCCGCCTGATAAGCTAACTCCTCCTTCAGTATCAGGGCAATCTGATCCCTGATCACCTCAAATGTCTGCTTCTGGATGGGCTTATTCAGCTTCGGCATCTTTCGCTAAGATTAGGACTATATTCCCGATAGTTTCGTCCGCAAAAGTTTCAGCAACCCTGTAATAACCCGGCTGTCCGGTTGCGTCTTTATACGTTACCTTGTGCCCCTCTAAGGCAACCTCTCCATTGCTGTCCCTGACTGGATAGCCCGCCCTTCGGAAGGCTTCTTCAGCAACCGTAATACTTCGCTTAGCGCTGTTTACAGGGACGTTTTCGGTTGAAACCGAAACATGATGATTGCTGAAAAGCCCTGTAACAGTTGCTGTGTTGCCTTCATCATCCGAAATGTCTAACTGGACGGCAAAGCCGCCTGTATCAGTCAGAAACCGTTGTGCGTCTTTTCGTGCCCTGTCAAGTAAGCTCATAAACAACAAAGCCGGGCGAACCCGGCTTTTGCAGCAAAAACAGAAAAGAGGAGGTCACTCATCTTTGCCAGTACCACTTTGGCTTTTGTTACTGCTCTTGGGCTTTGTTGAGGTGCTGGACTTCGTGACCTCAACAATTTTGCCCGCCTTCAGCAACTCCTCAAGCTGCTCCCCAAACACGCTCTCAGAATAGGTTTCGTTGTCCTCACTCCTGAGTATGCGGTTGGTGGGGGTTAATATGGTAAGGCAATTCAGCTTAAATTTACGTTGTGCCATTAGGGTAAAACTTTAGCTGTAAAGATTTGATCAACGGCAACGGGGTGCGCTACTCCAAGGAAGGCGTTGATAGCCTCGTTACCCATGATAACATTTAGGACAGAACCCTGCACTTTGCCGGATTGACGGAGGAATTTACCCGCTTCATCAAGGATATTGCGGGGGTTAAAGCCTGTGCTGCTCCAATCCGTGTAATTCGCATTGTTGGGCAGATCAACAAGACTGTCAGCTTTCCGCTTAAAGTCAATACTATCCCCGGACTTCAGATGGACAATGCCGTCTAACAGGACATCAGAAGCCTGCTTTTCGTAAGCACGTTCAATCTTATTCCGGATCTCCGCTTGCTCTAAGCTAAGCTCCCGGACAAGCTGCCTGAAAGCCGTGCGGGTTTGTTGGCCAATAGCCTGATCGTAAAGGTAATGGTCGGTGGCGTTCAGGTACTCCCAATAGTAAGGCGGTTCGATCACCCGCTGCGTGGAACGGGTCATACTATTGGCGTTACCATCAGAAGCCGCCCGGTCTAAGTCCGGGGCTACCTTCTCAGTCCCCCGTTGCACCTCTACGCTTATGTAACGGGTGAGATTAGTTTGCTCAGGGAAAAAGCTCCTCAGAAACCCCGGGGGCGCAACTTGCTCCCGGTAAACTTGGACTAAGGCCTGAGTGAATAACTGACGGAATTGCTCTTGGGATATAGCCATGCTAACTAAAATTTACTGATTATCAAATTCAGACAGTTCCTCCCGCTGTATCAGGACAATGCCTACGGTTTCAGAAGCAATTAGATCTCTGATCGTTTTGCTGTACTCTGTGTTCCCTGAGCTGCCATCCTGAATAGTAACCTGCGTGTCAAGCGTATCGGAACCATCCAGCTTTACGGCCTTTTCAAGGACGTGACCTGATTCGCATACGTTTACCTCAATCGTACCTCCGTCCGGGATAGTACGCTCAGCACCCGCAACCCCAACGGGCAGCTTGCCGCCCGGTTGGCTGTTACTGCTACTGTGGATGACTAATTTACCCGTGGAAGCGTCACGGGCTAAGAGCTTCCCTTGCTCAAGTGTGTATTCACCCGAGGCATTAGGGTTGTCAATTTCAGCCGTAAAATAACGGTTGTGTCCTAAAAAGGGGTGCTGGTTCGTTTCGTAATTCTTGCGGGCTATGCTCATCTTTATCCGTTTTGATTGTTGGAATTAAGTTCAGGCTTAACAGCCTCGTCCCAAACAGCTTGGATCTCTTGTTGCTCTTGTGACTGTTGGGGATCATTGTCGCCTCCAGCCGGGGTTTGTGCATCACCCGGGGTATCATTGTTTAGCGCTTGCTGGAAGTTAGCGGCTTGCAGCTTACGCAGATAGTCCTCACGAACGCTCGGTTTCAGTTCCTCTCCGTTCTTAATCCGGTTGACAACATCCTGTTGGTCAGCATCTACATAGGTAAGTAGAGAGGACACCCGCTCCCGTTCTTCAGAAACGCCTTGTTGCTTCGCCTGCTCAAAAAGTTGAGGATAATTCGCCTGCAATTCGGATAAGGTATTCATGGTTACTTCGTTTTTAACGTTAGGTTCTTTGTGATTATCCCCGGTAATGGTAGTCCCGGGGTGATGATTTAGCGCAGCAATCTGAGTTGCTTTTAGTGCCTCCTGAGTAGCGCTTGTGTTCAAGGACATCACTTTGTCCACTAATCCAACATATTTAGCTTGTTTAGCCGTCAGCCAAACGTTGTAACGTTCTTTTTTCGTGTCAAAAATATCCTCAAAGTTAATGCCTGAAACCTCCTTAAATCGGTCTTTATCTATTTTAGCAGCTACCTTTTGCTTCAGGCCGTCATTAACACGCTTCAGGAGGTTCCTTTCTTCTTCAGTTTCCTCAGGCCCGGCAGCCCGGTGGATCATAAACTGACTTACGTCTAAGGCCTCTACTCTGTCAGCAAACATGCTTATTACAGCACCCATGCTGGCTGCTACTCCATCAACTTTGGCAACAATCGTATTGTCCATCTCCCGCATCTTGGCGGCAATGCCCCACCCGGCAGCTACTTCACCCCCGGGGCAGTTAATACGAAGCGTTACCTCCTCCCCTTCACTCAGGGTTTGGTTCGCTTGCTCGAGGGCAGGAAGTGTTACTTCGTCTGCCACAAAAGAAAGGATCGGGGCGTATAGATACAGTTCCATAAGCTGACCTCAAATATAATATTTGTTTTAGAATTCCAAAAAATACTACAATTCTTCTGCGTTACCCGTTTGATCCGGGGCCGGATTTTGCGGCTCGGTGGCTGGTATATCTTCTTCCTCAGCCCGGCTAAGCTCCTCAGCAAAGCGCCTGATATTTTCTTCGCTTTCTCCCAAGTTGAGCTTTTCAGTAACCTTTCTAAGGGTGCTGAGTGGTAAATGGTCAGCCCGGCTGCCAAGCATCTTACGGGCCGCCTGCACTTCCTTAACCGGATCAACGTGGGGCACGGTCTTACCAACCCATCTTGTAGCACGGTAGGCTTCCAGCACGTCTTTGTTGTTCTGTGCTAAAGCTTCAAGGTAGCCCGGGGCCTGAATTTTTGCCTGTGCTACCTTCAAGGAAAAGAACAGCCTGTAAGCGGGCTTGTAGAAATACTCCGCAAAGTGATCACTCCATATTTCTTTGGAGTGTTCCCAATCCTTCAGGGCCGCCCGGGAGGCGCTGAAGTTGCTGTTATACATCATCATGGCAACCTCAACGGGTATTCCAACAGAAGCGGCAACCCCTTGGAACACCCCGTTGTAGAAGTCTTTAAACTGCGTTTGCCCGTTTGGCTGGTTTAGCCCTTCCAGCCGTGCGCCTTCAGGCATGTTTACAGCAGCCCGCTCTGTTTGGCTGTAAACTTTTTGTTCTAAGTCTGCCCCCTCGTAACTCTGCTTAACTTCTCCAGTACCTGCATTATCTACGTCTAAGGTTGCTGTCAGCTTGCTGGCAAAGGGATTAGCCTCACCTGATCCCTGATCATGTAGGATTTGATAGGCAACTTTGGCTACCTCCTCAGCCCCTGATACGGTTGCTTCTTTGTAGCGGTCTAACTTCTTTAGGGCCTCAAGGGAGCTTGACAAAACAGGAATACCCCTGTTGTCGCTAATCTTGTGCTTTATGCCCGGGAGCAGCCATGCAAAGCGCATCCCGGTTGATCTACCATAAGCTTCAATACGGTTTGTCCCGTCCCGGGTGCTATTCAAGACGTGATAGGCAATATGCCTGCCTTTTGCGTCAACCTCTATCCCGTTGTCAATAATGCTGTTATTTTTCAACCGGGTGTTATTAACAACTCCAAACGGGTTCTGGATATACTGCCCGTCTATTACCTGAAAGCTCAGGCGGTCATCCAGCGTACGGCCTACAATTAGCGCATCTCCTGAAATTAGCGCTGTTTTGCTTGCCACATTGAACAAGCTGTGCAGCGTATTCTCTTTGCTCCAGTCAGCTTCGTGGCTTTCAGCAAACAAGGCCCAATAGTTTTCAGCCGTCTGCACGAATTCTTCCTCATTAAACACAACCCCCTCATTCCTGAGGACGGAAGTTTTCGGCTCCACCTGCAATTTCAGCCCGTTTCCACAAGTCCATACGATAAACCTGTCAATCAGGGTGCGGGCTAATTCGGACTCCAAATAGGCCTGCCTTGACCGTACTGCAATGCTTGTGTGGTCAATCAGGTAATCCTTTGCAGGCCCCATGTTGTCAAGGCCCTTCTCCCCGTCAAAAGGCTCAACCATAATAGGGTTCATGCGCCCGCCCCCATCGTGTACGAGCATGCTATTTTGCGGCTGAGTGGTATCTACCTTAGGGTTAGGCTTTTGATCGTAAAAGCCTTCTTTAGGTAGAAAAGGGCTAAGTAGTTTGTCTAATATCTTTACCATCTCCGGTTCCTGTATTTAAGGTTTTCTTCAGGCAGCAACCTAATACTGTAACCGTTTAGCTTGTTAAGCATACGCTCCCGGAGGTTTTCAAAGCCCTTAACAGCTTGAAGCGCTTCCTCTACACTCCGGTAACTGGTACTGATTGACGTTTGCCCGTCATCCAAAGAATAGGAGCTAATGTCGTTATTAGAAGCTGCGTTAATAGCGCTATCATAAAGGGCGTTTATCACCCTGTCAATCCGGGCTATCTTGTCCTTTAGCGTCTTGCTATCCGTTATGTATGCCGCCTCACTTGAGTAAACTATCATTTCCCAATGGTTTTCACTTTCTCAACTTTTGCATCGGACATATCCGCTTGACTGTTTGTTGCAGTATTAGGGGTTTTACTGGTCGATCCGGCTGTGCCCGGGGGCAGCCCGGTAAAGGGATGTGTGTGTTTATTAAAAGTGTCTATCAGGGCGTTCAAGTCATCTTTAAGCTCATTAAAAGCCTTTTCCATCTCATTGAAGCGGGTTACAAAATCCTTGTCGCCTCCTAAGTGCAACTCGGCTTCCTGAGTGAAGTATATAAACATTTGCTCAGAACCCTGCCCGTCCGTGCTGAAAAGCCGCTTTTCTCCCGATTTGACTTTGCTGTCCCCATAGACATAGCCAATAAGCACGGGCTCCCCGTTGTGCCCCGTGTAAGCGTATAAGCCTATCAACCCGCTGTTCTCGTCCGGGGCCGAATCTTCTCCAAACGGCTGCACTAAATACGCCTCCCGGCTGTCATTGCTGCCTTGAACTAAGGATTTCACTAAGCGCAGTCCCTCCTGCACCTTGCTGCTTACAATTTTCGCTAAGTTATTCATCAAAAGGGCTTTGTGGTTCCGCTTGCGTGTAAACTTCAGGCAGTACGGCCTTAAACGTGGCTGTTTCAGGCTCAACCCCTCCGGATAGGGTAACACTCGTTAGAATAAAACGTGCCGCCTGTGAAAGCAATAAGCGTGGCTCTCGCACCCGTATAATGTCCCCGGGGCGCATAACCTTGTCGCTAATTAACCAAGTGTCAAGGTTGCCTGAAAGCTCTATGCTTCTCAATTCGTCTGCACGTTTATTTTCAGCCGCTTTTTTCGTGTCCTGCGTGTCCCCGGATGACTGATTGCTAATCTTGTAACGCTTTTGCTCAACAAAAGGGTTCTTGACGGTGCTTTGCCTGCTATTGCCGCCTTTGACATCCTGTTGCCCGGTTACGGTTATATCAGAGTGCAGCCCTTGGTCATCTATGGATAGCTCAAAGCCCGTTGCGGCCCCCTCTCCATCCAGCAGGGCAACGGAAGGGCCAAGGCCTACACGGGTAAATAGCAACTTCCCCTCAGGCGTGTTACTGAGTAATATCCCTCTTTGACTTGCAAGGCCCGCAAGGAAGCTTTTTATGCTATCAGTTTGATTAGCCTCTACCTTATCGTACTTCTTTGCTGCATCTGCCTTGACTTCAGGGCTTATTTCGTACTCTATCGGGAATTCGCTCAGCACCTTAGCGGCTATGTCCTCTAAGCTCTGCTTGTTAAACTGAAGTGGATAAGCGCTTACCGGAATTGCCGTGTCCTCTAAGATACCCGGCTTGCTGTAACCGTTTATACTAACAAGCTCCGGGCTGTTTGTACTGACTAACTTTTTATTCAGGACGTAGCCCCTTATCAGGGTTTCCTGTTTGTAGAGGACTTGGACTTCAGCGAACCCGCCCGGCTTGAAGATTTTCCTATGATCCGGGTTCTCAGGATCAAAATAGAGGTCAAGGCTAAAGGAGCTTGCAACGCTGTCAAGCTCCAGCTCCAAGGAAAAGGAGTTGAAGTAGGTAAAATTTTGCCCGTTTAGTCTGACCTCAAGCATAATAAGTTATTACCCGGCCCTCCGGAATTTCAAAGTATTCCTCAACTGTCAAATCGTTTTGATCAATGAGGAGGTTTAGGTTCTTGTCCTGTTCATCTAAGCCGTATAGCTTATGAGCAAGCACAAAGATATTAGTTGCCTCCTTTGTGGTAAAGCGCTTCTCCCGCTTTGCATTATAAATTAGTTCAAACAAGCTCCCGGCAACTAAATTTACGCTACGCTCAAGCGTTTTCTGCACTTGGTGATCCGGGTAATAGCTGCTTGACGTGCCTGCCTGATCGGTTGATAGTGTGGCTAATCGCCTGACAAAACTATCATAATCCTGTATTAAGCTATTAGAAGCACGGACAATTTCAGAACGGGTTCTGAGTTCATCTTTGCCTTTGGTAAGGGCAAGGGCTTTGCCCGTGAGCAATCCAACGCCCTGCGCTTCAAATTGTAGCTTTTCAGTTGGGCTACCATTTAAGGGTATTGCCGGGGTTAAGCGCTCTATTTGCCTGTTCAGGATATCCAGCTTTGTTTGTAGATCACCCTTAATCTCCCCGGGCAGGCGGGCGAATTGAACAAAAGAGCGGATAGCATCTCCGGCTGCGCCAACAGCTTGGTTAGTGGTTTGAAGGGCCGCCTGTGCCTTGTTAGTGTATTCAGTTGCTACCTCCGTCCCGGGCAAGTCACTTTCGGCCTTTGCTCGAAGCTCGCTTATATCGTTTTGCAGGGATTGAATTGTGCCAACGTCAGGCTCAGCGTTCGCCTCATAGGATTGGGCAACGGCATCCTCCGCATCTTTAGTGGATTGCTCAACCTGATCTGCAATGTTTATGGTGCTTTCAGGCCCCCTTCTCTGGTTCGTTTCTACTATTGTAGAGCTTACTATAGTTGTGTTGTAGTTGGTATCATCAAATTCCAATGAAAGGGGCTGCACCCTGATACTGCCGTATAGGGGATGTACTATCCGCCAAGGATCCCGGTTGTCTGAGCTTTCCCAAAACTTTTGCGCCTGCTCAAGGTTCTTTTCACCCGTAAAGTAAAGGGTTAGTGAATACCTTACCCCCTGCGGTTCCCTCCGGTCAATGAAGCTGCCGCTTGTATTTGGGTAATTGAACTCCCCGTAATTGTAGTCCTTTGACTTGGAGGCATTAGCCCACAATGGCTTATACTGTTTCCCGTCCCCGGTAACAATCGTTATGTCCCTGTCTACCTTGTCTAACCAACTCATTTGAACTTCTTTAAAGTGCGCTCTGCGTTCGCTTTGAACAGGCCCTTTGCTTTTTTGATAGCACGGTCAGTTGCCTGACGCATAAATCCCGTGCTGGAAACTGAAAAGCGCCTCCCTTCTTCGTAAACATATAGGGCCGTGGAATTAACAACTGTGCCGCCCGTCTTTTGCTTAACGCTGTTAATCCTGAGTAGGTAGCGCCTACCTTCTGCGTCCTCTGTGCCTAAGACGTGCCCGCCCTTGCCTGCGGTAATGGCTGCTTTTATAAACCTTTCAGCATCATTCGCCCCTTTGCTGTCCCGGGCGTTTATAACTTCGTTAATGCTGCTTAAACGAGAGCGCTTCCTGACTTGCTTGCCGTATTGCTTACCAACCCGTGCGGATCCTAAAGCCACAAACGGCTTAGGCCCGATAGGCCCGCCTGACTCCTGACTGCTCAGGTTAGAAACAGCGTCCGTATTAGCTTTTAGCCTCTTATCAGTAAACCCAACAACTGATTGCATCCGGTTTATTTCGTTGCCCTTAGCTGTCTGGACGCTGCTCGTTACCTTAAAAAAGCCTCTGTTCCGCTTATTGAAAGCCTCAGCCGTGGTTTGTTGGATTAGCGGCTCCCCGGACACGCTTTTTGAACCCTTCATGCTGAAGGCTAAGCTATTCAGGGTATTCTTTATTGCATTAGGGAGGGCCTTATCCGAAATCCTTTCGAGCTTATTAGCGTACTCTACAAACCCGTCCTCGCTTACGTTAAAGCGCATATCAAACCTTGAATTGTAGCTGTCCTAAATCTACTTCTGAGTTTGGTTGAGCTGCATCAACCTGAACTTGTCCATTTGTCTTGACATAAATTCTCCGCACCGTTTCATTTACAGGATCATTTGCCGCACACCTGATTTCTTCGCTTGGTGTAACATCAAGCGGCAGGGTGCATATCGTAAGGGTTAGGTTGATTGATTCCTCCGAACCTTCTCTGACTGTCCCCTGAAAATAAACGTGCTGACGATCATCTTTGTACCACCCTATTCTATCTGAGTAAGCTGGATCCGGCCCCCAATTCCCTTCATAACCATTTACAGCATCGGTTGATATTTCTTTGAAGTTCTTCTCCGGGAACTTGTTTGCCTTTGTAGATAAGAGATCCAGCAAGTGGATGAAGCTGCTTTCTAAAAACCATTGGTTAGGGCTATCTCCTAAACGGAACACATAAGGTATCCCCGGGATGACGGTTATGCTTGGCTGACTGGCAAAAGCTGGGTTCTGAAGCGCAATACTGTAATCAGTACCCCCGGACTGTCCCTGAATTTTTATTTCGTTCTGGAAGAACAGCACAACGGCATCCCCGGCTTTGTGATTAGGGCTATTAATAGCTTCAAGCGCTTGTTGGCCATTCGGGTCACTAACCACAAAGCACTCAAGAAACCGATCTGTGACCTCTATTTCCTTTAGCCCTGTTGTGGCGTTCTGGAAAATCGTATAGAGAGAGGAGGCGAACTCCGGTTGTGTTAGCTTTAGGAAAGCATCAAATAATTGGAACCCATTTGCTGCATTATCAAAGTCCTCATTAGGGGTAATCCCGGCAAAATCCAGCAGCCGCATGAAATACTGGTGGATATCCTCATAGACCTCCTTATCTACTGGAGTGCCTAACTGATTAGCTGTTTCGTCCCTTAATTGGCTATACGGCCAATCTTGGCTGGTTCCCGGGGTGTTTGGCTTGTTCTTTAGTGACTTAACCATTATGCTATGTATTTAATTTGGAGGAAACAAATCATGTTAGCGGGCAGGAATTCAAGGATCAACTTCCTTAGCTGCCTGCCCCTTGCAGCATCTACTTCTGCGAATTCAAAGTTCGTGTTCGCAATATAGAAAGTGTTCTTTAAGAACTCAGTAACGTTAGACGGATTGCTGTTTATGAAGTCTGTGTAGCGCTCATAGTCTATTTGTGGTTCTAAATAGTCTATTACTACCTCCCCAATGCTACTGCCGTGTGCGAAGCCCCCATGCGGCCTTGCACCGTGCATATTAGCAAAAGCTTCTGAAGGCCTCTTAGGCTGCCCGTTAAAGTCATTCCGATAAGCCCGGAGGTTCGTAAAGCCAGCCTGCTCAAGCTCAAAGTTGAAGAACTCAACTGTTTGCCGTCCCCTTATACGCCCCGGGTGTGCGTATTTCCGTTGTATGTTCAGTTTGCGTTGGGTAAGGCTTACGTTAGGGCTAACCGGGAGGCCTAATCTGATTTCCCAATTCTCAGCGTCTTGTAGGGTAAAGTTGAAGTTGTCAGGCAATAGGCTATCATAAACAGAAAAAAGCTCATCGTAAACACGCTTTTCACTCTGTGCAAGCGCTTTGTGTAAGCGCCCGATATTGTTGTTGGAAAACAACTTAAAGGCCCGGCCTGAGGGGTAAAGGTGCTTCGTACTTTTTATCAGCTTGTCAAGCATAAGTGACTTGTCTAATTACAGGTATTTCGCCCCGTTGTCCGCTCAACTGATCTACACCAAACTGATAGCTTCCGTCCGTTTGGAGGTTCCCGTTTACTATAAGATCAACTGAGTTGAAGCGTATCCGGGGGTTGATGTTCTGGATTTCAAAGATGATATTATTCACGTTCAAAACGTCTTGGCGTTCCCTTACTGCATCAATCCCGGCAATAAAGGGCCTTGTATTAGCGGCTCTACGTTTAAGGGCTTGCTCAATTTCGCTTTTGTTGTTGCCCGGGTCATCATAGCCGTTAATCTTAACTTCTATTTCAAGCGCCTTGACGCTTTTCACCTCGAAATTGTAGGCCGTTATAGGCAGCCTTGCTCTTTCCACGTCACTTTTTGAAGTATCCGGATCCTTTTTAATAGCATCCCTGACAAGCTGCAACATGCTGTTAGGGGCCTCTCCTTCTAAGCCACCTTGCGGGGCGTTAGACGGATCAGCTTCTACAAAAATTTCAAGGTTGGTTTGTGAAGGAGGGTTTACTTGGGTGTAAGGGTAAATATTCACAACCCCGTTTACGTCTAAGCCCCAAAGCCTAAAATCCCCCGCAGAACCTCCATTAGGTTCTATCCTGAAGGCCTGCATCGTTTTTTGTCTGTATTGCTCTATGGTTTCCGCCCTTACGGGGGGTTGGGCCTCACTAACAATGCTTGCGGTGTCCTGAATAGCCGCTAAGGGGCTTGTAAGGCTCATGGTATTACCCGGGACTTGCTTGCCGTCTAAGCCTGCCGTTAATGCCCTTACCGTAACAGTTGCCTGCCCGGAGCTATTCAGGGCAAAGGCAGCGTCTAAGACATAATTGATCCCGGGGTTCGTAGCGCTATCATCACTTTGCCAAACCGTGCCTTGCGGGATTGTAGCATTAGCGTTCCCCTGCACTTCTATATCATAAAGCGCTTGCTGTGCTGGATTAGGGTTCCTATTCAATTTCACCCTACCAAAGCGTTCCAAAGTTCCCCCGGCTGCTTCAGGCTCAGCCGTATCAACGAAAATGTTCTTATGCACCTTGGCAGCTAAGGAATATAAAAGCCATATTTTAGCGGCTTGCACGGCTGCAAAGGCTCTGAAGTAGTTTACCCCAAACCCGGGCAAACTAATCTGAAACTCCGC